ATATTAAAATCTTGATTATTAAAATTTTGATCTTCTTCGGGAGTGTTTCCCCAGTTTGCCATAGTTAAACTTTCCATGGGCATGTCATTTTGAATACTTATTTTTCGTTCATTATATGGAGTTAAACTTAGTTCATTAAACTGAGACATGTCTCTTGGTGTTTTACCAAATATACCTTTACCATAATCATAAGCACCTCCAATAGCGCCACCTACAATAGGTATACCAGTAAGCATACTTCCCAGCCCTCCTAAAATTCTTCCACCAAATCCAGGTTGAATATCGCCGAGCTCTTCATCCTCAGATTCATATCGTCCTGTTGCCGCATTAAATTTAAGCGATCCGGTTCCCTTAACGTTGCCTCGACCCAATAGTTTACTGATCCATCCCTGTCTACCTTTAACTTTTGATCCAACATATTTCATTTCTCCAGAGGGTGTGTATCCCCATTCAGGAGTTGCCATTTTAGCAAGTTTTTTAGATCTATAAGTATCTCCACCTGCTGAAGTAGCAGTAGTGCCGGTACCCGTCATCATTTTATAATAATCTGTATCTTTATAACTTGAACTTCCTGCACCACCTTTACCTTCTGCGCCTCCGGATTTTCCACCTGAAGGAGCACTATATCCTCCAAGATCTCCTTGTAGTGATACAATTCCCGCTGGTCCTTTATTTGGTTTTCCTTTTAAGGATCCGTATAAATTTTTCTTAATTAATAAATCTTGTTCTTTGTCTGTGATATAAGCTAAGTGAGCTTCTGGGTGAGTCGGAGAGGACTTCCATTTCTTTGGAGCCGTAACCATTTTTTGTTTACCTAAATAGTTGGGACCTCCTCCTTGTATTTTGTAATTCATTCTTTTATCTATGGCCATTATCTTCTCCCATCTGGTTGTATGTCCAGTCTAAATGTTCCGAGCTTCCAGTTCTGAGCACTAGAAGTGTTCTCTATTTTCAACGCAATTGCTCGTGCTCTTGCACGTGTGTCAACTTTATCAGTGGCATTCGTAATTGTAAAGGGTCCGAGTGAAGAACTTGCAGCGCTGCTGTTCGGGTAGTTTCTTAAAAATAAAGTAATTCGTGTGTCTCCGGTCTGGGTAATGAAGTCTGGTAAGAATCTTCTAATCTTCATGATGTATTCCCCGTCTCCTCTTAGGTCAGGAGATCCTAAAAATTGTCCTTGGGATGATCTCTTCTGGGTAATATCAAAGTCTCCTGATAGAACGTTAGCTGTGATTGCAGTTATCACTCCGCCGGCATCCACTTGATCGGTCCCAGTTTCATGTTCATAATAGATCGCAATTCCATCAGTATTGCCTACCACATCAAAGGAAGTATTATCACCGGTTGTGTAATAACAAGCATGAGGTTTGGCAAAAATAGAAGAATCTGCCCATGAGGTTCGTGCCAGGGTTCCGGTATACCATATCGGTTTTTTTAGCATCACCGATTCTAAATAATTATAAGTGACTACCCGGTCCACCACATTGGAACCTGAACTGCAATAGTACCAGCTCACCTCTCCAAATAAATTATTAAGTCCTGCATTAATTAAATTTCGTGAGGTAGTATTAATATCTTCAAAAACAAAGTCTTCTACCAAGCACGGCATCGATTGAAGCTGACCTGAATATTGAAAGAAGCCATTCTCTGACATCCAGAAAGCGGTTCCATCGACTTCCATGCAGGCGTTCTTGCCGATGAGTCCACAGTTGGTTCCCGCGTGTTCAAAAGAAAAGGTAAACGGCTGGCCGACAAAACGCATCAAGAAGATGGCCGCATCCGTCCAGATATACATCGTGTCCCGACCTCGAATAGCGGACCATCGGATAAACATGTCGTCTTGAGTTGAAGACGTGCCAATCGTAGTTTCCGTTCCAAGAAAAATTAAGTGACGATCAACGGGTGACACTAACATGTGTCGAGAAGCTGTAGGTGCTCCACTAATAACTGTAGCACGATTTTCTGTAGGATTTGAAGCTGCTGCATCCCATTCAAAACATTTACCATTATAAATAAGAGCAATTAATTTTGTTCCATAGTTATCCAGAACCCAAAGTCCTGGTTCAATGGTAAAGTCAGCGGAAGACGCTTCTCCCCACGCAACATAGTCTGAAATATTAGTAATGGTTGCGCCGGCTGTATGTTCGGCCAAGGTTGTTCCATTAACGGAACGGGATCCTCCACTTAAAGTTCCTGTAGTTGTGTCATTATCCGTAAAAGAAATATCCTCTGTGCCTATTCTAATTTCTCCTGAAGTAGGAAAAGCAGTTGAATCAGTTAGGACGACTGTCGTCACGCCCGCATCAGAGGCAATAGTCGTCACCAAAGTTGTTGTGGCTGGACCCGAAGCCGCACCCGACCAATTTCCTGTTCCAAAACCATAACCCCCTAGTTCTTGAGCGGGTCCTACGCTTTCATAACACAATGCTGAAGCTGAACCTGAATTACTTAATGGAGTTGCAGATTCCGCCGCTGCCATGGTAATGGTAATCGTGGTCGCGGTAGGTGCTGACGTCACCATAAATTTAATGTCTTCAAAGGAAGCATCATTATAAGTTGATCCAATTGCTGTGACCCCACTGACAGCATCAAATTTAACAATGTCATCATCCACTAACCCGTGTGAACTTGGAAAAGTAACTGTGACCGCAGTCTCAGTATCCGTACTTGTGAAATCACAACCAGTTATTGTGGTTCGAAGAGGATGAATATCCGTATATTCTCCGCCTGAATAAATGTATAAAATTCTGTTGGTTCCGATCGCGGCATATTTAATACCTGCATTATCGTCCCAGTGATGAAGAGCTCTAGCGGCACCTGTTAATTTATCTTCCCCTAACTGATCCCAGCCTCCTATTTTTTCCGGTGTGCCATATCGAAAACGTACGTTATCTCCTCCTGTCCACTGCCCTTCGGCACCGGTGGGGGTCACTTGTTTATTAAATCCTGGTAAAAAGCTTACTTTTTGTAGCATAGAAAATCCGTTTAGGACAAATTATACTAGATTAACGTGGAGATCAATATGATTATGAAGAGGCGTAGAAGACCTTTGGTGGAAAGATCCCCCACACCAGTCTTTTTTATAATATACCCTGAGGGACTGGTCAACTTGAGTTTTTAAGCAGCCAGAATTACATATTTATATAATATCTTCTATTAATAGAGTATCTTACCGGATCATTTGTTTTAGAAAAAACTTCACTAACTCTATGGGTTTCATACGAAGGAAAAATTAAACAAGAATTATGTGGAGTATGAGGCATATAATTATATCTAGAAAATATTAAATCTCCGCCGGTATATTCTTTTACTTTAATTGAATACAGGCATGTTAAAACAGCCGCATCGTGATGATTTTCATAACTAGAGCCCCGACGGTATCTTTGTACAAACGTGGTATCTTTATTCGTCAAAGGTAAATAATATAAAAAGGGGTTTAATCTTCCATATTCACCGAGTTGTAACCCTATTATTCTTTGTGTAGCAAATAATATTGAACTCTCATTACGCCTATTTTTATAGATATTATCCAAGCAAAAAGGCTCCGTATTAAATTTATTTAATAAAGATTTATGATGTTCATCGATATTATGAACTTTTGTCAGCGCCTTTAGTTCACATAATACACTTTTTAATGTAGACTTTTCAAAAAAGTTATAAAGTATAGTATGACAAAAAGGATATTGTAAATGTTGTATTATTAATTCTTTATTCTCCATTATTGCTTTAGCCATTCTAATTTAATCACTTAGTATTATGAAGAGGCGTAGAAGACCTTTGGTGGAAAGATCCCCCACACCAGTCTTTTTATATCTTATTTTTTCTTAGGAGGCAACTCAATCTTTTTAAACCAACCAGGAAGTCCCAAATGAGGTCGTCTATCAAAAAGGTTTTGTTCCGAACCTGGAGTTTTATGATTGTTATAATGTAAAAAAACTTGTGCGCAGTCTTTACCTTTAAACTTATTTCTCCAATGTTCTAATTCACAACCACTATAAACCAGCATATCACCTTGTTCTAAATCTACTTTAATACCTTTCTTGCCCTCTTGTCCTGATGACTCAAGATATAAATCCCATTTATCTCCACCTAAAAATAAGGTGGTAGATATTTCACAACTAAATCTATCCTTATGTCTTTTAAGAACATCT